TCTATCCCAATCTTAGGTTTCGCTAATTCTTCTTTCGCTTTCTTTAATTCTGATTCAAGACGTTCGATGGTCTCTACTAGTTTTTTATTTTTCATAATATACCTTCTATTAATTGTTTAAACTCTTCAAAACTCCTTATCTCATAACCTTTGCCACCTTGTTTTTCTATTGCAGCAATAAATTCTAATTGTTGTTTGCTTAACCTATCACCCGGCATCTTTATATCAAACACATAAAGTACTTTGTTGTAGTAAAATTCTAGGTCCATGATACCCTTTACAAGTCCTATGCTTTTTAGTTTTACTAGGTCCTGAACTTTCCATTTTGCATGGCTGTTTATATTTGCATGCATGAGGTAACGTAGTTCGGGGTTGTTGTTGTGAAACCATACGAAGCAATCGGACTGTAGTTTATCGTGGGACATAATAACCATTCTTAAATTTAATAAACTCCCATACTGTCATTGCTTTGAATACGTCGGTGTTATCTATGTGTATTGTTTTATAAGCTTTTCTCCAATTATCACATTGTTTACCAAGCATTTTTATAGCTTCACTTTCTGTGTAAAAAGCAGAGCCAATAGTGTTAACCATACCATTTTTTTCTATAGTATCCCTAAACTGTAGTATTTCATAATATTTATTTGTTAATTGTTTCATCGTTTAAATGTTAATTGTTTAATTCTCGTTTTTCTAGGCTGTATATACTTTTAGGACCTGTTAATGTTAATTGTTGGGTGGTGGGGTTGTTAATTGTTGACTGTTACTCGAAGTTAAACTCTTTACCTAGATCTATTGAGGCATACTCCCATTTCATTTTTTCATTTATAAAGTTTAGGTGTGCCGTTATATGATATGTATCTGTATGTATTTCTGTTATTTCTAGGTTTGCTTTATATTTCTTTAGAAGATGTTTTAGCTCTTCTTTGAATTGTTGGTTTGTTTTTTCTCTAGTCATTGTTCTACCATTTATCGTATTCTGTTAAATATAATGTTCCCAATGTTAATCTACTCTGTACACTTATGCAATCGCCAATCCCTGATGGTGTAAAGCAATAAGTGTACAAACCGTATTCCCCATGCTTCTTTTTTATTCCCTTCTGCCATTTCTTTAGCTTCTTACATTGGCTTTTTGATAGTGTGAATTGTTTCATACCTAATACCCTATCGATTCAAAAAAACTATATGCTACATATAAGAATAGGATTACCTCTATCAGGTATACCTTTTTCCTAGATAGTAGGCTTATGATTATTAGTCCTAAAGCTACCAAGGATGGGGTTATATCCAACATACCATTAAATCCCATGTCTATTATAGTTCCTGCTATGCCTGAAAATATAAATAACATATGTATTTTAAGAATCTTTTTATTTGCTACATAAGGGAATGCGCCTGTTAATGCTATTAATATTAAGGATACACCCGTTATAGGCATACTATCGTATATAGCAAAAGGGGTTAGTGCTAAGGAGAATATTATCATAAATAAAGGAAAGTACTTTTTGTTTTCCTTTTTATGTTTCTCGAAGGTGTAGCTAATACTTCTTGTTATACCTAGTTCTTTCATGGAGAATATAACGTAATACACGAATGTAAATACTGATATTATCAATCCAAATGTTTCTACTATTGCTTCTTTATTCATATTTTTTGTTTTTTATGTTATTGTATTAAATCCGTTAAAAAACTAATCTTACCCAAATAGTTAGAAAATATTACTTTTCAGGTGTAATTTTAAGTAATATGCTTTTCAATAAATACCTTTCATTAACCAACTTTTTTAATTCAGCCTCTTTACTGTTTCCTTTTTTTAACTCTTCTATAATTCTATCAAATCTTTCTATTTTACTAGACAAATATTTTAATTCTCTTTTCATTATTAACAGTCTATATCTTCCATTTTTTATGTTCTCTTATTAGTTTAAAGCATTGCTTGCAAATCTTGTAACTCATAGTTAGCTCGAATAAACCTAAGTTTATTTTATCATCTGTATAGCTAAATTGATTCTTATCATGGGTGCATTCGGTTGAGGTGAATGTTGTGCAAACTAAGTCCCCATAGTTATTTTTTTTATATCCCATAGTTATAGGGCATTTAGCCATAGGTAATATAAATCCTTAGGTACTTTTGATAGGCTTTCCTCCCAATCCTTATCAATAGAATTACTTATACTTAATGGAAATCTACCCATACCGTAATTTAATCTACCGCCTTTTTTATGTAATTCAGCTAAATGAGCTATAATATTAACGGGTAATTCATTTTTAACAATTGCAATGTATAATGGTTTTTCTAGTTCTCTTATGCATGTTTCCATATATCCGTTCATTAATATTGCCATGCTATCTTTATTCCAATTCTTAGGCAGTCTGTGCCAGTTATCGTCAATATGTTTTTTCGCTTTTTCAAATAAGTTCTCCATAAAGTAGGGTAATTTAACTTGGTGTTAGAATTCAATCAAACTCATCTCCTTTTGTTCCTTTGAAAATAGCAATACATCCCTTATCAATTGCAGAAAACATATCACCATCTACATTGCAGTGACCTAAGTATTTAACGGTATTATAAATTTCTGGTTGGTCAGGAGTTTTGCGCCATCCAAAATATGGACTCAAACAATGAGTAAAAACCGTTTCCTGCCCATTCTCTTCTGGTTCTTCTGTGTTAATAAATTTTGTTTTCATACTTCTTAAACTTATCAATATTATACTTTTTAAACTCAGCTAATTCATGTGCAGATACTTTCTTTTTTGCTCCTAACTTCATGAAGCAATCCCAATTATAACCTAATATAATGTTAGGATTGTACTCTATCTCCGGCCATAACTTATTAAAAGGATAGTCTATTTTAGAGAAGTATATCCAGGTATCACATGGCACACTATAAATAAATCGTAAGTTCCTTCTTTTAACTACTATATCATGTGATTCTTTATAGAAAAAATCGTTTATACTTACACCTGTTTTTAATGCTACTTCCAAATCTATAGCCTTCAATCTTTTTTTTCTTATAAGAAATTTTTTACTAGCAAAAGAGTTTATAAAATCTCCAAACTTATTAAATTGATGTATGGCCATTTTAAACCTTAACTTTAATTACAGCTTTAATTTCGTAGTCAAAGGCGTTAGCAACCCTTTCTAAGGATTGGATACCGAAATCTAATCCACTTCTCCAAGTTGATACTCTTGGTTGATTTATTCCCGATTTAGCCGAAATTTCATTAGGTTTAATTAATCGTGTTTTTTCTCTTAAATTGTCGTTTAATTCTTTTTTTATTCCCATATCGTTTTTATGTATTTTTATAATGACAAATATAGGCATTTTTATCTAACTATACAACTTTTATTAAAAAAGGTCTTAGTGTACCTACTAGTGTACCGGCTACACCCCACGCTACCAAAAAGAAATATACATGACGTACACTAGTACACTATATAATTAAACCTTTGAAAAAGTATTATATAGTATATATAAATGTAATGAATCTCTAGCGTTTTTTTCTCGTTTTTAGTGTATTTAGTGTACTTTTTCTTGTAACACCTTGGTAACTAGTAAATTACAAGGTACACTAGTGCCTTTTAAGTGTACCTACTAGTGTACTAGCTTTCTTATTTTTAGATATAACTAATTGATAACCAATAAATTACAGCAGGTACACTAGTGTACTTTTAGTGTAAAATATGGTTATTGTTTTATTTTTGTTAACTTTACACCATGGATAAATTCTTAGTGAAATACGACGTGCAAACCCTTATAGATGAGGATAATCTCGACGAAATAACCAACGCTAATGATAGAACTTTCATAGATGCCATAGATGCAGCAGTAGAAGAGGTTGCAGGATACCTTAGGCATCGTTACGACTACGATAAAGTATTTAAGGTAGTACAGCCATATTCTAGTATAATAACCTTCGTAGTTGATGACCGGATTTATTGGAACGAGCCAGCTTTGGATATTGCAATAACATATTTAACAGGTGATTTAGTATCTTACCTTGGTAACATATACGAGGCTAACCAATCAGTACCGGCCGAAGCTTTTGATTCCGCTAAATGGGACTTACAAGCTGAGAACAATACTTTTTATACTTGTACAGCCACATCAATCAATAACCTACCTAATGATACTGATTTTTTTAGTGCAGGAGATAACAGAAATGCTAAGATTAAACAGGTAACGTTAGATGTGGTATTGTATAACATACATTCAAAAATAAGCCCTAGAAGTGTTCCAGAAGTGAGGTTAAAACGGTATGATGGAATGGGTAATAAAAAAGATTCGGGTAATGCATTGGCTTATTTAGAGAAAGTGCAAAAAGGAGTAGTTACATTGGACTTACCAGTTATTGAGCCTACAGTACAAAATACGGAGCGTTTCAGCTACGGCACAACATCAAACGTAAATCATAACTATTAATGAAGTTTTATAGAGATAGCCAGCTTAAAAAAATAACGGCGGATATAAAGGCTAATGTTATAAAAAATATATCGAAAACTATACCTAAGAAGGCCAATGCTTTAGACCAGGTAATAAAAGAGCAGCTCGATAGGATAACAAAAAACATAGCTGATTGGCGTAATAATGTCGATGCGGCCGAAGATACGGACAATCCAGATAGGCAGGAGCTAATGGAAATGTTCAGAGATTTCAAAGATGATGCTCAATTATGGGCCGTTATGCAATCAAGGATATTAAAAGCTATAACCGGAACATTTAGCATAAAAGGCGAAGATGGAGAAATTGACACGGATGAGCAAAAAAAATTCTTAGACCCAGATGGCTATCCTTTGACATGGTTTAGGGATTTCATGACCTACGTAATTCAATCTAAGTTCTATGGTTGGGAAGCTATACAGTTAGGCGATATTGTAGATGATAGATTTTCGTATGTAGAAAAGATACCTGAAGAGAATCAAATCCCTTACTACGACTTAATGATTAAAAATGCTAACCTTGGGTATTTAGCTGGTTCAAATGATAATCAAATAGATTTTACTAAAGAGCCTTACAATACATGGGTTATTCGTGTTGGTTCAAAAACGGATTTAGGGTTAATAAATAAATGTGCCCCGTATATTATTTGGAAGCAAGTATTCGGTAACTGGTCACAGCATGCATCTGTTTTTGGTATGCCATTAAGAGTTGGTAAGACAGATTTAGCAGATAACCAAAGAAGGCAAAATTTAATAAATGCTTTTGAAGATATGACAGGGGCATCATATTTAATACAAGATGTTTTAGATGAGGTAGAGGTGATAGAGCAAAAAGGTGGTGGCGACCCTCATATGATTTATGGTATGCTTATCGATAAGTGTGACCAGGCAATATCTAAGATAGTATTAAGTCAAACAGGTACCACAGATGAAAAGTCTTTTGCTGGTTCGGCCGGTGTACACCAAGATACTGAGAATGACATTATATTTTCTGATAAACTATTCATAAAGAATGTAATAAATGATTTTCTTATTCCTAGAATGAAAAAAATAGGAATGATAGCAGAAGGTAAAAACGTTTATGGTTCATGGGATTTTTCAGAAAAGATGTCTATCGATGAATGGGCTAGTGTTATACTTAAATTGTCACAGTCTGGTTTCTCTGTTGATGCAGAAGATGTAGAGGATAAAACAAAATTACGAGTAGACCCTACAATAGTTGGTGTACCGGAGAATAAAACATTTTCTATAATGAATAAAGTAAATAAAGATTATGGCACGAACAATAGCTGAGATTAAGCAATCTATGGTCGATGCCAAGGATGCAGAGGCTTCATTGTCTGGTTTAACTTCTACAAGTCAAACGGCCGTATGGAACTTATTGTTTTTTATTTGTGCCGTAGCTATTAAATTTATAGAAGATTTATTTGATGTGTTGCAACAAGATGTAGAGGCACGACGAGCTGAAATACCAGTGGGCGTTTTACCATGGTACGCTAGTGAAAGTTTAGTTTATCAATTTGGCGATCCGTTAGTGTTTGCTGATGGTGTTTTGGGATATGCCGTTATTGATGAAACTAAGTTCGTGGTTGATTTAGCCGCTGCGGATATTGTTAATGGTATCGTAGTTATACAATTAGCTAAGGTAGTTGCAGGAGTAGGTACCCCATTGAGTGCCCCTGAGCTGTCAGGGGTGACAGACTACTGGATTGAAAAGAGATTTGCAGGAACGTCCATTACTATTGTAAGTGCTAACCCTGACCTTCTAAAAGCAGAATATAGAATAACATACGATCCACAAGTACTGGCTAGTGATGGTTCTTTATTGTCCGATGGTGCTGTATTCCCTGTTGAAGATGCTATAAATACTTTTTTGCAATCCTTCCAGATTTTAACGGGATTTGCAGGTTCAATGAGAGTAATGGATTTAACGGATGCTATTCAATCAGCTTCAGGAGTAACAAATGCAATAGCAAATAACATAGAAGGTAAGCCAGACGGAGGTAGTTATACAGATGTATTGTTAATAGCTAATCAAACATATTCATCTTTTGCTGGCTATATAAAGATAGACCCGTCATTCCCTTTAAGTGGAACATTAACATATATTACGACGTAGATGGCTAATATATTTGATATAGATTGGAATAACGTAGGAACAAATTTAGTTCCTCATTTTTGGCGTAAAGATGCTTTATTAGCTTATGTACATTCTATTTATGCGCCTATACAGGAGTTATCCGATAGCCTTTTAGCTTTTCAGCAAGAAACGGAAACGTTTTTAAAGTATACTGGTCAGCATAAAGTGTTGGAGGAATATTTAAATGATACGTATGACGTAACGTTAAGACGTATTTTTTTAACAGAAAATGATATAGCTGCTATTGATGCTATAAGTATTTATTTGAGTGGTGAAACAACAAGTGCACCACTAGAGTTATATTTGAGCGGAGAAACGCCTACCGTTCCAGTAAGTATTTATTTGAGTGGCGAGGCTATAATAGGATATAATTTTACCGTTCATGTTCCTACGGCCATAGTGTTTGATAGTAGTTTAATGACTTCACGATTAAATAATTACGTTGAGGCATCAAAGATTTTTAATATAGTAACATTTTAGACATGGATAAAAGATTAGATTTTACAGGAGGTAACCCAGATATACGATTAGACCAGATACTAATAGATTCAGGAGCTCACAGACCAGCTATACATGCACTACTTAATTCATTAGCTGTAGGAACGAATACTAATTTTATTATTCAAGGTTGCGTGGCTACTATTGGAGGATCGGCACCAACAAATACATATTCAATAACTGCCGGTTATATTTATCTTAATGGCGAGGTTCTTCAGGTTGATTCTTTATCTGGTAGCTTCGATTCAGGCACAAATATATTGGCGTATAGCAAGCAGACTACCTTTAATTCTGATGGAGATATAAATTATAATGATGCTACGCCTAGACAAACATGGCAGGTAAATAGAGGTATAGTTACCGAACAAGCTAGTGTCTCTGGTACTGAGCTAGATGCTGTTACTGGTGATACTTTTGATGCAAAAGTTAATAGAGCAGTTTACGGAGATCATCAAGAATACACTAATGTAAACGTAACTGCTCCAAAAAATACAAATTACATAACATTTAATCAATTTGGGTCTGGAGCTACTCGTACATTAACATTGCCTAATCCAAAAGATAGCGGAAGCTTTAATAAGTTTATTAGTATCGATATTATACGAAGTGCTGGAATATTCGAGATTGAACAGGAGAATGGGACTAGTATTTTATCTGGTATAGAAGATAGTAGCTTAATAACATTGGTTAATGATGGTACCGATACGTATAAAATATTTAAGCAGCAGATTAATTATCCGGAGACAAATCCAATAGGTAATATAAAAATGAAATTAATAAGT